TGTCATTCAAGAAACTCTTATCAAGAGTGCGGCTGATTTAATTAGCGAAGAACATCCTGGATATCAGTATGTGGCTGGGCGGTTGATCAATTATCATCTGCGTAAGGAAATTTACAATAGTATTGAACCGTGGCCACTACTACAACTGATCAAACGCAATGTAGAGATTGGTTACTATGACAAAGAAATCTTAGAGTTATATACCGAAGATGAAATTAACAAGTTGGACAAATATATTGATCACGAACGTGACATGAAGTTTACCTATGCCGCCATGGAACAATGGCGCGGCAAATATCTGGTTAAGAATCGTGTTACTGGAGAGATGTATGAAACTCCACAAGTGGCTTACATGATGATTGCAGCCACATTGTTTGCTGACTATCCGGCAGAAACTAGATTGACTTGGATTAAAGATTACTATGATGCGGTAAGTCAACATTACATTAGTTTGCCTACTCCCATGATGGCCGGCTTGCGAACACCACAACGTCAATTCAGCAGTTGTGTGTTAATTGAAACTGATGACAGCCTGGACAGCATCAGTGCTACCAGTGCCAGCATTGTTCGTTATGTGAGTCAGAAAGCCGGTATTGGTATTGGTGCTGGCCGTATTCGTGCCTTGGGTAGTCCAATTCGTCGCGGGGATGCATACCATACTGGCGTTATTCCTTTCTACAAAGTATTCCAAGCAGCCACACGTAGTTGTAGTCAAGGTGGGGTGCGTAACGGTGCGGCCACACTATACTATCCTATATGGCATTTGGAAGTAGAGGACTTGTTGGTATTGAAAAACAACAAAGGTACCGACGACAATCGCATCCGTCATATGGATTACGGTGTGCAGTTTAACAAACTCATGTATGAACGTTTGTTAACTGGTGGTGACATCACATTGTTTAGCCCACACGACGTGCCTGACATGTATGATGCATTTTTTGCAGATCAAGATAAGTTTAAAGAGTTATACGAACGTGCTGAACGTAATACTAGACTTAAGAAAAAGACCATTAAGGCAGTAGACTTGTTTACTGCATTTATGAATGAACGCAAAGACACTGGACGTATCTACTTAATGAATGTGGATCACGCCAATACTCATGGATCATTCAAACCTGACCTTGCCCCAATCAAAATGAGCAATCTATGCTGTGAGATTACATTACCCACAGTGCCGTTGACTGACATTAACGACGAGAATGGCCGTATCGCATTATGTACATTGTCAGCAATTAATTGGGGATTGATTAAAGATCCACGAGATTTTGAGAAATACTGTGCGTTAGCGGTGCGTGGTTTAGATAGTTTGTTGAGTTATCAAAATTATCCCATCAAGGCAGCACAGATAGCGACCCAAGAGTTCAGGCCATTGGGCGTGGGTATTGTTAACTTTGCGTATTGGTTGGCCAAGAATGATGTTAGCTACACTGATCCGGCGGCATTAGATCTAGTTAATCAGTATGCTGAAGCCTGGAGTTATTATCTAATCAAAGCAAGTGCAGATCTTGCAGTAGAGAAAGGTGCTTGTACTCGTAGTAAAGATACCAAGTATGGCGATGGAATTTTGCCGGTAGATACATACAAGACAGAAGTAGATGAACTAATTACTGATAAGTTAACAATGCCATGGGAAGAATTAAGGAAACAGTTACGTGCCACAGGAATTCGCAATGCCACATTGATGGCGTTAATGCCCAGTGAAACCAGTGCTCAGATTAGCAATAGTACCAACGGTGTAGAACCACCACGTAGTTATGTAAGTATCAAACAAAGTAAAGATGGATCGTTAAAACAAGTGGTACCAGAGTATCGTAAGTTAAAAAACAAATATGAGTTGTTGTGGGATCAAAAGAGTCCAGAAGGATACTTAAAGATCATGGCTGTATTGCAAAAATATATTGATCAAAGCATCAGTGTTAATACCAGCTATAACCCCAAGTTCTATGAAGAAGAAAAGATCCCCATGAGTGAAATGTTCAAGCACTTGGTTATGTGCTATAAGTATGGTATCAAGACATTGTATTACTTTAACACATATGATGGGCAAGGTGAGATGGATGTTGGTAGTATAGTAATTGAAGCATCAGCGCCTGGCATCAACGAATCAGAAGAAATATGTGACAGTTGCGCCATTTAATCAAAGAGAGCTATGACAAATTTGGTATTCCCATTAAACAAGAAAAAATCTCATTTACAAGCATTAGCATTTTTAGATCCTGATGGTGGAGTTGCTATACAACGCTATGAAGAACTAAAATACAAACAGTTTGAGAAGTTAACTGAACGACAAATTGGATTCTTTTGGCAACCCACTGAGGTAGATGTGTTGCGTGACGCCAAGGACTTTAAAGACCTCAACGACCATGAGCAACACATCTTCACCAGTAATCTGAAACGACAAATTTTGTTGGATAGTGTGCAGGGTCGCAGTCCCAACTTGGCTTTTCTGCCGTTGGCGTCCATCCCAGAGATTGAGACCTGGATTGAGACTTGGAGTTTTAACGAAACCATTCATAGTAGAAGTTATACACATATTATCCGCAATATCTATTCTGATCCTGGTAAAATATTTGATGAGTTAACTGACATCAAAGAGATTATGGAATGTGCCAAAGACATCAGTAAGTACTATGATGAACTAATTGAATACAGTTTGTGGTATCGTTTATTTGGAGTTGGTACACATACTGTTACCAATAAACGCGGTACTCAAACTAAAGAGATCAAAATGTATGAGCTAAAGCGATTGCTTTGGCTTGCCATTAACAGTGTTAATGTATTAGAGGGTATTCGTTTCTATGTGAGTTTTGCGTGTAGTTGGGCGTTTGCTGAACTTAAAAAGATGGAAGGCAATGCCAAAATTATCAAACTAATCTGCCGTGATGAAAATTTGCATTTGGCCAGTACACAGACATTGCTTAAAATATTACCCAAAGATGATCCTGTATTTGAAAAGATTGCAGAAGAAACCAAAGCTGAATGTGAAGCGATGTTTGTTGCGGCCGCAGAACAAGAAAAGGCTTGGGCAAAGTATCTGTTCAAGGATGGTAGCATGATTGGACTTAATGAACAATTGTTATCAGAATATGTAGAATGGGTTGCTCATAGACGTATGACTGCCGCAGGATTGAAAAGTCCGTTCAAAGTCAATGGTGATCCATTACCCTGGACTGCCAAATGGATCAGCGGTGGGGAAGTTCAAGTGGCTCCTCAGCAAACTCAAATTAGTAGTTATATAATCGGTGGAGTGAAACAAGATATAGATACAAATACTTTCAAAGGAATGAGCTTGTAATGTACGTGATTCCTAAGACTCTTGATGACACATTATTAAATTTTGCAAAAAAAATTGGATGTTCTTGGATAGGTGCAGTGTTAGTTGATGCAAAAAGTATGTGCTCTGAATTACAATGTCATACTAATGTTTTAACTTATTGCCAAACTTATGGATATGAACGCAGAATCGGATATTATTTCATAAAAAATTTAAATAATGGAAAATTAGAAGCTATCCTGCACAGCGTAGTTGCAACTAATAAGATGCTTATTGATATAACCCCATTCTCTGATGGCAGAGAATATAATATAGTTGGCTTATTGGGAAAGCAAGAGGTAAATTATAACTTTCCATATATAGTACAATAATTCAGTCACTTGCATAAATAAATGCAAGAGGGCAAATTAATGTATTATGTATATGAATTGATAGACCCACGCACCAATGTTGCGTTTTATGTTGGGAAGGGGACCGGAAGACGGGCAGAAACTCATTTATGGAAAATTCCAGAAACCAGGAATACCTATAAAGAAAACAAAATTGCATCTATTAGAAATGATGGATATGAGCCAGAAATTAAATATGTAATTGAAAATATTGAAGATGAACAGATAGCATATGCTATTGAAGAATCGTTAATTAAAAAATATGGTAGAAAAGGTTACGATAAAGATGGTATATTAACAAATGTATGTCCAAATAATAGACCACCAAACCACAAAGGAAAAACCTATGCGGAAATATACGGAACAAAAAGAGCAAAAGAACAAAAAGAAATGAGATCAAGGCTTCAAAAAGAGCGCGGCGGATATGGTCCAAAACATCATAGTGTGGAGACAAAAGAAAAATTTAAAATTTTAAATACTGGAATAAACAACCCTATGTATGGTAAGAAGCAAACTCAAACAACAAAACAGTTAATCGGAGTAGCAAATAGTAAATTTTATGGAAGAAGTAACAAGAAAAGTAAGAGGTATGAACTAACAAGCCCAACAAATTCAGTACACGTAATGTATGGTGGAGAATTAAGGATATTCTGTAAAGAAAATAAACTTAGTTACGCTACTTTTAGGAAAAATCTAAGTGATGGCTGGCCGCCTAGCAAACGTGGCAAGAATGTTGGGTGGAAAATTAAACAGGGAATGTCACTATAATGCTAACGATCTACAGTAAAGCCAATTGCCCATATTGCACCATGGCTAAAACTTATTTAATCAACAAGAACATTAATTTCACAGAAGTCAAGATTGATGAGAATCTGGAAGCTCGTGAATTTATGTTAAGTGAGGGGCACAGATCAGTGCCGCAAATTTATAAAAACGGGCAACTATTTGTGGCTGGTGGATATCAAGGGCTAATTGGGCTTACTGAATCCGTATTACTTTCTAAATTGGAGATATAATGTTATTAATCAAAACTGGATATAAAGTGGGTGATTTAGTCAGCGTGAAGATCGTTACTGCTGAGGAAATTATTGCTAGACTTAAAGAAGAAACTGACACATCATACACATTTGAACGCCCGGTCAGCCTGGTTCCTGGTCCTAAAGGTATGTCAATTGTTCCTTACTTAATGACTGCGGATGTAGCTGAAGCTATGACCCTAGACAAAACCAAAGTAATCACTGTGGCAAAAACCAACAAAGAAATCGAAACCTCTTACATACAGGCCACCACTGGTATTTCCATATAAATACTAATACAGTGAGGTAATAAT